CTAACAAGATGATTTACACATGTAAAACATTTTGCTCCACAGTAGTTGGTGATTGTCAAGCCGACTTTCATGGTCTTCTCCTACAATAGGCCGTTGCTTGCGGAATTTTGGCCTTCTCTTGCATTCTTAAGCAAAGCAAGTGTTCCAGGCCATATTGCTGCTGCAACGCGTTATAAACGATTTTAGAGGCATTTCTGAAGCTCACCACCCAATAGTAGTATCTAGTATAGCTTCATCTTAGGAAATTCGATAGTTTTTATTTCACCAGAAATTGCACGGCTTAGGTAAGAATTTATTTCATCTATTAACATATTTCTTTGTTTGTTAACAATAGCAATCTTTCTTGCTGCATCGGCAACAGTTTTATCATTAGCTTCAGCATTATGTTTAATCTCTTCTAAATGCCATAAACGAATATTGCAGATTGTAAGTTTATCAACAAGATCACCAAATGTTTCCATCTTTCATTCTCCTAATAATTGAAATTACATCTTGTGGTTTTATCATTGTCATACAACGTCCAACTGGACGAACCATATTTACAATAGGATATTTACAAATCCTATTGTTATTTTGTGGAAATTTCTCTGTTGGAACAGCTTTACTCATCCAACATCCACCATCAATACAACAATCAAGTAATCCTAATGTATGAAGTATATGTTGTTTTGGATAAGAAATCCATGTAGGACATTCTCTTCCACCAGCAATACAAATATATGGTTTATCAAAAGCTGCACAAGCATGCATTAGGAAAGTTATTGGTCCAAGCCCAAATATAGCTTTGTTGCATAAACAAAAGAATTCTCTTATTGTTGTATTGTCAAGCATGTCTACAACATTATGTAATTTAACATGATTGTGTTCAAGTGAACCAACTTGAACCCAATTTATCATATCTTTTGTCATATTGACAACTGTTTGATAATATTCTACTGGCCATTGTTTAATCGGATAATCTTCCTTGACTCCAGCACAAATTAATGCATAAGGTAAATCTTTTGGAAGACCTAATTTTTCTGTAAGAATATATCTTTCTTGTTCAATTTCTGTTAGCAATACAAATGGTTTGTTTATCTGGAAATCAATTTTAACATCAAGTATTCTGGAAAGATATTCTGTATAGCCATTAATAAAGCAATATGCACCAGTATCACTTCTGTGAATTGAAGGATAATGCATATCTATCATAACATCAGCTTCATGATCAGGAAAATCTGTAATAAAAGGATTGTTTTCAAAAATTTCTGGAACAGAAGCCCTTACTTTTGTAAAATATCTTGCTGGATGAGTTATATGAAGATTAAATAAAGCTGCTGTTCCTGTCATTAAGTCGCCTGGAGATAATGGAAATCTTAAAATTAGTTTTGTCCATTCTGATCTAGGTTTCGGTGGTTTGTTCATATTGTTCTAATCCTTCTTCCAAGAACAATGCTTGCATTATTTGTAAGAACAATTTGAAATGTTGCAAGATATAATCTGTCGCTTTCAGAAAAAGGAAAATTCGATCCATATTCAAATATATATTTGAAATTGTATCCAAAATTATCATCAGTCCAAAGACTGTCTAATTGTAATTCATCAAAGATTACATTTGCTTTTGGGATAGATACATTTTCCCAATTAGGTACTGGTATTCTATCTCTTTCACGTATTTGAATTATGTTCAATTTAATTGAACTTACATCATTCTGTTTTAAGTAACCCCCAGAAGAATTTAAAATCCTTGCTAACACTATTGGAGAACTGTTAGCATAAATCGTTGTCATTCCACATAAAGCCATTTCGATTCTCCTACAAGATAAACATAAGTGTCTTTTTGTATAGTAACGCCTGTATGTATTTCAAAATCTTCTGAATTCGCACAGACTATCTTTTCAACATGCTGTTTTACTGTTTCACCAGCAATTAGAAATATTTGGTTAAGATATAATCTTGATGTATTCCTTTCTTCAACTGGAGGAACATAAACACTTGAACTACTGCTAATACTACTTGAACTTACACTTGAAATACTACTGCTTAAACTACTGCTTGAACTACTACTACTTAAACTACTGCTTGAACTACTGCTACTGCTTGAACTACTGCTACTGCTTGAACTACTGCTTGAACTACTGCTACTGCTTGAACTGCTACTGCTTAAACTACTGCTTGAACTACTACTTAAACTACTACTTGAACTACTACTGCTACTGCTTTGTGGTAATTCTGGCCCACTTTCATAAATTGGAGAATTTACTAATGTTAAATGTCGTGAATTTCCTGAATAATCAAGAGAATCTGAATCCAAAGGCCAATAAGCAAACAAACCATTGTCAGAATAAATGTTATAATTGTAAGCATCAGAAATCTCCTGGGCACTTAATTCTCTTGTATAAACTCTTAAATAGGCCAAACTGCATGGTGTAAAAAATCCTACTGTTCCGCTTCTTCTTATTGCTGCTAAAGTAATACTTTGTATTGTAGTTGTCTTTAGAGCTAAACCAGAAAGATTGTATGCTACATTATCAATATAAAGCTTTAGTGTTCTTTGAGATTGATTGTAAGTTAATGCAAAGTGATACCATCTTGAAGTTTCTATTGAACTTCCTAAAACAGTGTTTACTGTTCCATCATCAGTTATTCTAACACCTCTGAATTGATTTGATAATGCTTGACAAAAAACACCTCTATAATTTGTAGAAGTATAATTATCAAAACAAAAATAGTCTGCTGGTGTACTTCCAATGCTTGAATTAAATTTAACATATCCTATAATGGTTAATTCATTATCGCTTATAGACTCATTTCTATAAGCATATTGATTTGTTCCATTAAATCTTAAAGCCATATTACCACATTCCTTTTGGACAATGTTCTGTTGCCATTCTTAATTTGTTAAATTCGGCTATTTGAGATAAATTCAACCTACAACCACAAACTTTACATCTACCTTTATCTGCTTCATATTCTTCACACTGCTTACAAATTTCAAGCAAATTATAAACTTCTTCATCACTACGTATTGGTCTTCCAGACATATACCAATTTAATACTGCTTTTGTGTAATTTCCAAGTCTTGTCATTTCAAACCTCCATTATTCGTTAATAATGCACACAATTAAATACTCTTGGTCCTTGTTGACCTTGACATACTTCTTCAGGTGATAGTGCAAAGAAAGTTGGCGGACAAGCACAATCATATCCTCCTACCATACCACAATTATCAAAATAAGGTTCATAAACCCAACCATGTTCAGGATAAAAATCACACCAAACAGTACATTGTAATTCAACACAAACTGCTGGAGAACTACTAATTGAACTACTACTACTACTTGAACTACTAATTGAACTACTAATTGAACTACTGCTTGAACTACTACTAGATTGACTGCTCAATGAAATACTGCTACTGCTACTACTGCTGCTACTGCTAGATCCTTTTCCGCAATTGCTTCTAACTAATGTTATCTGGCTTAAAATATAATATAGAGATGCAATTACAAAATCATAAACAACTTCGTATTCACAAGTATCTGTTTCTTCACAATTATATCCTTCACAGAACTTAACAACCTTCATTATAATTGAATCTGGATAGTTTGATCTACCACGCAATTCACGTATATTCAACCTATCTTCAACATCTCTTCCAACGATTAATTCTGGACAATTGCATTCGATTAATTCCCCGCTACTTTCACTTGAAGAGCTTATACTAATACTACTTATACTGCTTACACTACTTTCACTATAACTTGAAATACTGGAAGAACTTGATGAACTTGAACTTTTCTTACAACAATCTTCATGTGTTCCACAATCACCAAACACTTGATATGAAAATCCCCAATATTCATCTACATACCAATAACATACACCATCACAACCATAATCATCTCCAATACAATGTGAAACAGCATTTACAATAATATCTCCCAAAATTTTTGTACCAAGATTTGCAGTTTCTGGAGGACAACAATAACATGAACAATCAACAGAACTAGTACTACTTAAACTAATTGATGAAATACTGCTACTACTTCTACTGCTAATACTACTACTGCTACTACTGCAAGAAGAATAGCTTGGACTTTCTTTTGGATTGCAAGTTGTTATTGTATTGCCTTCAAAATCTTGTGTTAGAACATATGCCCATCCACTACTTGTGGCTGAAAATAAACAAAGACCATAACAATTTTCTAAATTACTATTAACACAACCAGTATATAATGTTTGTCCGATTTGATTGCAATAATCATAATCTGGCCATTCGCATTGACAACTTTCTTCACTTGAACTACTACTTATACTGCTATGACTACTGCTACTACTGCTTTCAGAACAACAAGTTACACGCATTGTTGTTCCTAAATCAATCCATTCTTCAGGAATCCAATATTCTCTATATGTTTTTTGAAGACATTGTGTATCACAATTATAAACAACATCCTCTAAGAATGTTCGTTTTACATAATGACCTGTTACGCCAATAACAAACCAATCACCTTGTTCTTTTACATCATAAGATTTATATTTTATACAAACAACATAATCGCCAACATTTACAATTCTTCCAGAAATATTATATGCTGTATGTATATTAGGTTCGCCTGAAAATTTAGTATCTCTTTCTTCCAAATAATCTCTATTTTCTCTGCATGGTTGTGTTTGACTGCTCTTCTTAAAACGTACAAATGAAACAGCAACTTCTTGAACCGGAAAATAAAAATTTCCAGAACCAGTGCAAGATTCCTGTTTTTTGCTTACAATTCTACCAATACGAATATCTATATTTCCACCACGATCAAATATCTTATCTTTCTCGACTTCATATCGAGAAAATGTAGATACAATTTTATCCCAAGTTTGTCTTTTAGGGACTACATATTCTGTACTCATAATTATACCAAATCGTTAAAATCCATGCTTTGATATATTGTAAATGAAAGATATTCTACTTCTTTTGTTCTTCTACCACATTTGTCTAGAAATACACGTTGTGCAGTAACAAAACCATCTTCAGTAGTAGCAATTCTTCTGCAATTGTTTTGTCCTAAATTAGTTATTTCTCCTCTATCATTACATTGGCATTGTTCTGTGTAATAAGCAGTACCAATATGTGCAATTTGTACTGGATTCCAACCTTCAGGATCAACTTTAAAACTAAATGTGGCAGGAATATAATATTGACCCATTTCATATTGCAAAGACCCGCCACTAAATTCCATAAACATTACTGTATTTGGAGGAAAATTATAAAATTTTTTGCTATTTACTTTTGAAACATATGTAGTAAAACGTAATGGTTTAAAATCTCTAGGTGCAATATTCTTTGCAATGTTCAAATTTATTAGTGCTCTATTTACTGTTAATGGAGGATCAAATGGTTGATCTGCTTTATTTTGAATCGGTTTATCGTTTACATCTTTCAATACTTCTTTTTCAACCAATTCTGAAGTAAATGATGCTTGTGCTGGTCTTTCTAAAGGCGGTAATTGATATTCTGGAGGTAATTGGTTTTGATTAGGTGCAAATGATGATTGTGCACTATATGAACAAGAAACTTGATAAATATTTGGTGCACTTCCTTGTTTTACTCTTTTTTCTCTTAAAACCATTCTAAAACCTAAAGGATCACCAGAACCTATAGCTGGTGTTGCATTATATGCTTCTCTAATACCATCAAGACCTACAGAATTTGTTTTTACAGTATATTCCAATTCAAGTTGAAACGTAGAGCTATCTTGATCAACTTGAACAGAATAATTACAATATCCAATTGTTGAATATATAATTGCCATTATCTACCAGCTCCGGGTTGTTTTCTTATAAGCTCTTTAATAGCTTCTTCAATAGCTTTCAACAAATCAACTTGCTTATCTCCAATCTCTAGCTGTTGTTTAATTGAATCGAACATTTGTCGTTCTAATTGTTCTTTGCCTGGCTTCCTCATTTCATCCATTATTTTCCATATTTCGCTTTGAGTTCCAGATTGTCCTTTTAACAATCTAGATGCTGCTGTTGGTATTATTCCAATTTTTTGAATTTGTATAATTCTTCCTAAAATATCTGCAAGTGCCATTCTTTGCTTTTCTGCTGCTTCGCCAGGTGCCATTATTCCTCTTTTAACTGCTTCATCAAAATCTTTTGTAATGTCTATAATATCTTCAAGATAATCTTTATTTGTCTTGTATCTTTCTTTTAAACCTTCAAGATACTTAATCCTATCTTCTTCGGCTTTTTTGGCTTCCTCTTCTTTTCTTTTTGCTTCTTCTAATTCTTTGTTTTTCTCTCTATACAAATTCAATTGTTTAGCAATGTTATCGCTTTGCTGAACAAGTATATTAGCTATCTCTTTTTGCCTGTAATATTCTTCACCAGATAATTTTCCTTGAGCAAATTTATCTTCTACGTCAGACATTAAAAGCCAACCATATTTTACAATATCAGCAGCTTTAGTATCTTCTGTTATTCTCTTGTACAATTGTTCCATTTCAAACAATTGACTACCAAACAATCCTATACGCAAAATATCTTCGGCCTTTCCAGTAACAGAACCAATAACTTCTCCATGTAAATCTGCTAGTATTCTTCGTTGATTAACTACTTCCGTTATACTTTTCTGAGTTTTGTCTAACGTTTCTCGTTCGGCTTGTGCCCATTTTAAAGCTATTAAAATGTTCCGTCCTTTATCTCTTAATTCCTTATTTTGACCTTCATATAATTTCAAAGCTACTTCTTCAGCTTTTTTTCGGTCTTCCAAAATATCTACAAATTGTTCTTGCGACATTAAACTTTCTTGTGATCTATTGGCCATTCTTGTAAAACCTGTTTCAATATCATCAAAAAGTTCCTTAGAAATAGCTCCCATTTGCAATAATTGTGCCATTTCTCCTCTAACTACTTTAGCAGCTTGTTGCCAACTTCGTGCATTATCTTCTGACCATACTTGATATTTCTTCTTTGCTGCTTCTTCTTCTTCAGGTGAGATACCAAGTGTATAGCTACGTATCTTTTTAAATCCTTCATTGATCCAACGAGTAACAGGATTTCTTTTTATCGCATCACCAATTGAATAATCTAAATCTGACAAAAGTGTTGTTATTTGTTCTGTAAAAGTTTTTCTTGTTAGAAATTCCATTTCTTCGTTGGTTGCACTCTTTTCCATTTGTTCAAACAATTTTACAATAGCTAATTCTCTACTTCCTGATTTAGATAATTTTAATATTTGTTTTGCCTCCGTACCACCAATACCTAATGTAACCAAACCTCTAGCAGAACCACTACCAGTACTAATCATACCAATAATATTAGCAATGGATTCACCACTTTGACCTAAAATAACGCTAAATTTTGCAACATCCTCAGCATAATTAGACAAGTTTATATCAAAATTTTCCTGAAATTTTGTTAATGCTTTCATTGTATTAATAGTTTCTTGCATTGTAAGATTATACTTATGTGCAATATATTCGGCCTTGTCTTGAATAGCAAATCTTTCTCTTTCATCTTTTCCGAAAAGAATTTGTGCTCTTAACAAATCTTGATGTGTCTTAAGAGAATCATTATAAGCTTTAAGAAGATAAACTATTGCCGCTATTCCAGCAGCAGCAATTCCACCAGCAACACTTATACCAGCAATTGCTTTTCCAAAACTACTTAAAACATTAGTTGCTCCTGGAACAACTCCTATTATTGCTTGTCCAACATCCTTAAAATCTTTTGCTGATTTTCCTAATGTACCCCAAATTGATCCTTGTGAAGGTCTAATAAAATCTTTTACGCTTGAAAACATTCCCATAAGAGGTTTTCCTGTTAAACCTCCACCACCAGTATCTGCAGTAATACGTCTCATCATATTCAAAACAGTCTCAGCGACTGTATTTGGATGTTGAAATCCTTTCTCAAAAAATTCTGGAAAAGCTTTCCTATATGTCATACCTGGTTGTTTTGCAGCAGCTCTTAAACGAGCTACCTGTTCTTTTACTTTATTAAGACTACGAACAGTTTCTGTTGTAAGAAATTCAAGACTGCTTTTTGCTTGCTGAGGATCAACATACAATCCTAATGCTATTTTACCAGTTACGTCACCGATTACGTTTCTTGCCATTTTGCAATCCTCATTGCAAATTCAAGTTTATTCATTAGCTCTTTCGCTGCTGCTTCTTTTGAAATTGCTAATTTGTATGTTGGAGCATCAAAATCTACTTTAATGTCTTTTCCACCATTTACATAAGAAATAAGCGTAGCTAAAAGAGAAAATCTTAAATCCATTCTCTTATCGCCACGCGGAAATAGTCGAAGAAATAATAATGTTTCTTCTAATTGTCTAGCAGTTAAACCTGTTTCTCTTAGCATTATTTCTGGATGTGGATATCCACACATTAAAGCTAAATCAAATAACGCTCTTGTTGTTTCACATAATACTAACTCTTGTTCAAATTCTGCTGGACGAAAAAAAGCTTTTGTGTAACATCCATAATTTCATTTACAATTCTTTCTGGAAGATCTTTTAATAAATCATATTCTTCAAAACTAAACAACTTCCTACCACTTTCATCACAAAGAAGAAAGGTAAGCAATTTGAACCGATAATCTTTCAAATCTAATTCGCCAGTTTCATAGTTTTTAACAATTGTTTTGTCAAGCTCTTCTTTTTCTCCAGCAGTTAATTCTTTTGCATACAATTCTGTACCATCAGAAAGTGTGATTTTCTCTATTTTTATTTTCCATCTAGAAAGCAAATCTTCTTTATTCATGAAAACCTCCAATCATCATGAAAATTGAGGAATACCGGTAAGCTTAAATGAAACTTTTGTAGTTGCTTTTTGCCCAAGTGATGCAGAAATTCCACCAACACCAGTGCAAATTGCTGAACAATTTAAAGATTTAGCCCATCCAGGTCTACTAATAGTTAATGTTCCACTATTACCAAGAATTGACAAATTATTTTGTGTAGGATTAAAGTTAACTGTTAATGTAACTTCTCCACCATCTCTCAATCCTGCCAAATATTCTCTAAAATAAGAACTACTTTGTTGATGTGTAACATCAATTGTTTCACAAGTAGCTCCACTATAGTCAATATCAACAACTTCTCCAGTAAATCCGGAAAAAGTTACAGTTAATCCAGTTGCAACATAGCTACTCATATCAGTTTCTCCTTATCAAAAAAATTTGTACATCAGCAAACATGCTATGAAATCCTTGATCAGTGCCTTCTATTACATCATACTTATACTGACAATTTTGAATTTTAATGTAATCGACAATACCAAAATCAAATATTTTTCCTGTCAAACTGGTTAATTTATGCACACTATTACTAACTTCCTGCAAATCATCAACTAAAAGTGCTATGCTAACTATACTCGCATCAACATTTAAATGTGATGTTCCCCTATCAGTTTGGCTTTCTGCAGTATCTACCTGATCTATTGTAAAAACTACAAATGGAGGAACAGCATTCTCTGGAGCAAATCCATAAAATAATGGAAAAACAAGCTCTTGTGCAAGAATTTCAAAAATATTATCTATTAATTCGTTCATTTTAACATTCTTCCTGCTTTAGCTAGCTGTGCAGCTCTTCTTTTTTCAAAAAAATCTAATTTACGTTTCGTTTTCTCTAAATAATGTTCGGTTTTCTTCTTTATAGCGTCTGTAACAGCTTGCTTTATATTCGGCCAAACATCTATCATAGCTCTATTTGTATAATAACGCCCACTAACTCTTTGTTTGGCTTTAATGTTATCAAAACCTAAATCAACCAGATGCCAAATCTTAAATGGCACATGCTTTCTTTTAACTTTCCATTCTATTACACGCTTATATGTCCTTTTTGATACCTTATAAACATGGATTTTTCTTAGCATTCCTGAAAATGGTTTATGATATTCTTTTAATACTAACTTACCAGCCTTTATTTTCTCCCACATCTTTCCATAAGTTTTCTTTTGTTTCCTTTTCTTATTGGTAATTCTTCTTTCGGAAGCAATAAATCTCTTCTCAAAAGTCTCTTTTTTATAATATATTCGTTTTCTATATGTTACTTCGTTTACAGGATTAGTAACTTTTGCTCCAAGTATTCCTACCACTGCTTTAAATCTCTGAGACACGACTATTTTATAACCTATACTCTTTTTTGTTTCTCCTGTTCTAACCCAAAAAGTATTAAAATTTGCACTTTGTGATCCTTTTCTTGGAACTAATTTCTTAACCTGTACATACCATTTTTGACAAGCTTTTGTTATAATAGTTCTTACTATCTGGGAAGCAGCTCTAAATCCAAAAACTTCAGTATAACCATCTCTAATATAAGCCATTAATTCTACTAATTCTTTAACATTTGGAACATCGACTCTAAGTGCTGGAACAATTGTTAACGCTATAGCTGATTCATATTGTTCCGCTGCTGCTGCAATTACTGCAGTAGCAGCTAAATCTAAATTTTGCTGTTCTGCTGTACCAAAATATTGAACTGCTAAACTTCTTAAATATGCTTCTGATAAGCGTACTTCACGCATTATCTACATCCTCAACAACAAATAAAACTCCAAACATAGAGTTTGATTTTTTATATCTAATTGGTCTTGATACAACAGTATAAAACATACCGCCAATACGAACTTTATCAGAAATGCCAATATTAACCAAACTGTCATACCAACTAACAAGTTTTAATGTTGCTACTTCATTTATATATACTGGCCGAACTCTATCATTCACATTTACGCTTTCAATTTTAACATAAATTTCAAATGATTTGACATACTTTTGTGAAACAACAAAATCTGCTGTAGTTTGTCGTTTCCAAACTTCACAAACTTCACAAAAACTACCAGGATCTATCTTTTCTGCTTCTTTAGGCATATTTTACACCAAATAATTTCGGTAAAGATGCTACAGCTTCTTCGATAGATAATCTGTAAGTAAACATATGTCCGGCTAGCATAAGTATTTTTGATCTTTCAACTGTAGGAATTTCTGAAAATTCATTGCCATATCCAGCAGTATATACTATCTTTAATGATTTATCTAAATTAAAAGATGGGAAAGAGTAATTACTAGCAATCTTAATTTTTGATGTAAAACCATCTATTAAACTATAATAATCGCTAGCAATTGCCTCTTCCCCACCATTTTCTTTATAAACTGTAACAGAATCTATAGCAGTAGCGTTACTGTATGGTAATTCAAAGATTTTCTCATATGTACTCATTTTATAAAATACTGTAATTTTAGAATCTAAATATATTTTTCCTGTCCTATCCTCAACCAAATCGATAGCTGAATTTAAAAAATATACTAAAAGATCAGCTTCGCCTTGAAAATAATTCAAGGTTTTTCTCAAAAGAGAAATAGCATTCTCTAAATCTATAGTTGAAAGTCTTTCTTTTTGTATTTTAATAATAGAGTACATATGCAAAACCTCATTAAGTTGCAGCTGTTTTGTATGCAACAATACCACCAGGAACACTAGCTGTACCTGGATCATAAACTCTAAATGCAATCCTTTCAATTGCACGAATTGCAATTTGATTAAATTCAAAATACCTTTCTTCACTAACAGCTATTTCAATTTGCATTCTATCACCAAAAATGAGACTTTGCGTCATATCTCCAAAATAAACTAGATTTGTATTTACTGCATCAGCAGTACCTGCCGGCAAAACTTCAACAATTTCTACTGGATATCCTAAAAACATTTTTGTCATTCCATTGGCAATTGTATCAAAAGTATTTCCACCTCCTGCTGCTCCAAGCCTTAGCATAGCCAAAGCCCAACCTGTTGGAGAAATATACCATTTAGCATTTTTCAATGCTCTAGTTGGACATTTTCCAATAACTTGTTGAAAATCATCTAAAGTCATGGTTGCAAATCTTTTAGCAGTACCTTGAAAAATACTTCCTGCTAGTAAAGCAGCTCTTAATCCTGTAAAACCACCGTGTCCAGCAGTGCCATCACCATTAAATCCTGTATCATCTTCCTTATAAGTCATTGTTCGTGCAAATAGTCTATTAATATAATCTCCAAGACCAACAACTTGATCTTGTTCAAGTTCACGACTAATCAAAGTCATACATGCTAGTTTTTTGGGTGTTAATGTAACTTGGCTTAATACTGGATCAACTGCACTAATAGCAGAATTTTCATCAACATAACTAGCTGTAGTCAATGTATTTCCAATAGGAATATCCGTATTAACTGTTCCTAATGGATAAACAAATGCATTCTTTCTAATAACACCATATTCATTAAACAATTCAATAATTCTTCTCATCATATCTCTAGGTACTGTGTAGCTTCCAGAACCGCTACTTCCACCTAAAGCCATTTTAATTCCAAAATCAGATTCTAGTCTTTCTTTAGACTTTTGATCATTCTTTAAAACCGATAGCCAGAACAAACCAGAAATTTCATTTTGAATTTCTTGATGATTAGAATAGGTCTTTTTTACACCAAAATCATGAAGTTTTTGCTCACTCATAACAACTGGAGCAACCATATTTTTTGGTGTAAATTTCTTAAGAACATCAAGCTTTGCACTATAAATTGCAAGCTCTTTTTCTTCTTCAGCAGTAAGCAAACGCTCTTCTGCTTTAGCTCGATCAATAATAGAATCGATCTTAAGTGTAAGTTCTTCGATCATCTTTTCCATAATCGTACCCTCCAATTAAAGAATTTTACGCAACTCGTTGTAATATGTTTCCAATAAATTTTTAGGAACCTTCTTAAATTTCATAAGCATATTCATTTTTAGTTTTTGTTTAGGTTCCTTTTCTATAATACTATCAACAAGACCAAGCTCAACACAATCTTCCGGACTTAACCATGTTTCTTCATCCATCATTTTACGAAATTCTTTTGCATCTACATTTTTACCCCTCCTTTTCGATATTTCTGCATAAAGATTTGCAACATCTTTCGACATCATTTCTAAAATTTCAGCATACTTTGAAGCTTCTCTATAATCTCCAACAAAAAACGACCACGGATTATGTATCACATAATATGCAGGTTCATGTATTTCACAAAATACACAAGATGATGCTAAAACTGTTGCTGCACTTGCTGCAAACGAATAAATTGTTGAATGACTTCTAATTGTTTTTAAAATATCTGCTGCAGCCAATGAAATAAATAAATCACCTCCAGGACTATTAACATGCAATTTAACAAACTTATTACGTGATACAACCAATTTCTCTAGTAAAATATCATCTCCAATATCAGAAAAAACACTAACTTCTACAATCTCATCTTCTGGTTTTTGTATGATTTTCTCAACTTGTTCGTCAAGACTAATACTCATCTGTACATTATTGAAGGTTTGTATATCCAACGAATTTTCTTCCTTAATGTTATTTTCTGGTTCTTCTTCTGCTGCTGGTTCAAACAATTGTCCATCATGGTCTTTACAATGTGCTCTTGCTTCTTCTTCTGACCAAACATCTTTAGAATACCTATAACTCTGTTCTGATGTAGAATCTTCTCCTTTTTTCCTACCAATAATTACAAGATACTCCTTTCCTTCATGTTCTCTTGTAATTGTTCTAAAAGAATCTTGTTCAAATTCTTCAGGATCAACTAATCTACATGCATGATGTTTTGGATAAGGCATAATTAAACTCCTTCTTTTAAAACATTATCGCCTTCTTTTCCACCGCCTGCACTCCCAGAAGATTTTTCTTTTGCAATTTTATCTTTTCCACCATAAGGTCTTTCTTCATCTACTGGCCAAACATTTACTGGCGAGAAGAATGTATTTCCATCAGGATATTCTGGAAGTCCTTCTAATGCTCTTACTTCATTTGGACACATTACACCATAGTGAATTGCTTTAGTATAAGCATTAAATCTTTGATCTGTTGTTGTCATTGTAAGTGAATTTCTTACAAATTCAATATAATATCCTTCATCTAACTCCTCTTCAGAAAATAGTTTTACTGTTAATTCTTCTTCAATTTTAACAAGCCAACGATTCAAACATGAAACCAAATAATCTCTATTCGATTCTTCAAGTGAAGAAAAGCTAAATTTTCCTCCAAATTTGCTTTGTGGCATTAAAAACCAATCTGAAGTTTGAATTTTTTGAAATTCTCTTCCTTCAGCCCATTGTGAATCTTCAAGTGTAGGCGAAATAGGTTTAAATTCTGCACCTTGTTCCAAAACTGCCACTTTTCCTGCATTTTTTGATCCTTGATAATTACTTTTCCATGATTCTTTAAGCCTTCTTATATCATTTTCACTTGATAATGAATATGGAAGTTGAATAACACCAGATAATGTAGCTCCATTTTCATAAAAATTAATAGGCAAAGCCTCAGTTAAAAGTCCCAATTTAATTCCATTTTGTGCTAAAGAATATAGCGGAACACCTACCAAACCATCAAAACTAAATCCTTTTATGTGAATTACGTCTTCTGGTTCAAGTTTAATTTTATTTCCAGGGACTGGTTCATAAATATAAACAAGACTTCCATTTTCAATTTCATAAGATAAATGCCATGGCATTAACGGTATTAGCTGAATGACTTGATCAAATCTATTCTTAACGATTTGTGCAACACCATTTCCATACAACAAAGCATGTATTTGAAGTAATTCAAAAAATACTTGCTTTGTCATATAACGATTTATTTTTCCTCTTAAAAGTCTTGCCACACTATGATTGTCTTGTCTTTCACCTCTTCCTTCATTATTCTTTTTATAAACATAAAGTGGAAGTTGTGAAACATCTCCAGCAATTGTCATTATTCCACGATAAAATGGACCATAACGTAAAGCAGTTTCGTCATCAATAGACCCAACATCAACAGCAATTTTATGAACAACTGTTGATGTTACTCTAATTCCAAACAATTTCAAAATTTGGCTTATCATATAAATACCAATCCTCTTTTTTCGTAAATTTTTTCTTGATCTTCAATTTCCTGTGCTTGTGTGTATGTTCTGTAAATTGCCATAACAGCGGCAACCAACAGGTCAATCTTTCCTGATTCATTTTTCTTATCAAATTTCACATTTCCAGAGCTATCGTGAATCAATCTTGCATTATTTACACACCAAGCTAATACAGGATGATTTCCATGTTTTATAATATCGTTTAAAATTAATCTATGTGTAGTTTTAATTGGGTCGTTTAGAGCTACAAATGTCTGCCTATGTTCAAAAATTGTAATGTTGTCTTTCTCTAACTTTTGTATAAAATACCTTGCATTGTGAGGGTCAACAGCAACTTCTCTAATTTTCATTGAAAAAGTATCTCTTAGCATCAAGATAAATTTTCTAATTTTCTCATAATCTATTGATCCTCCATTTTCTATTTCAAGCAATCCTTTTTCTGCCCATTCAAAATATGGTATATCATGATTTAATGAATCATGCAAAGCTGTTCTATAAGGAACCCAACAATATGGTAAAATATGAATTTCTTCTCCAATTTTTGTTGCAATAACAACAGCAGACAAATCTGCAACAGAACTAAAATCTGCTCCAATATAAACTGGAAGTCCTTTATATTTCTCTAAAACTTGTATAAAAGTATTATTGTTATACCAATTTTCTGATGAATACCAATTTTGTGCTGCTTCCCAAGACACATAATTAAGTGTATCTACATTTAAATGTCTTCTTTTAAAATTGCTTAATCCAGCAACAGTATCTTTTGCTTTTCTGTATTGTCCTAAAAGATAATCTAAACTGATTGAAACACCTAAATTCGGATTACTTTTTATCCAAGCTTCAGGATCATGTGTTTCGTTATCTGGATCATCAAGTGTTGCAACATATGAAAACCAAGCATCTTCTTCTTCATTATTAAATAATGCTTTTACAGCATAGTTTTTTAATTCAGAATAAATGCATTGTCCTTTTTCTCCAGCAGTTGTAATGCAAAGAATTAATGGTTGTTTTCTCGAACCGGTTGCTGTTTCCAAAACATCCCACAATCCTCTTGTTTTATGTGCATGAATTTCATCTAGAATTGCTCCATGCACATTCAATCCGTCTAATGAATCATAATCTGCACCAAGAGGAATATAAATTGAATCTGTATTGTCATCTATTAGCCTATCTTGACGAATTACCACTCTGCTTTTCAATGAACATTTTTGAACCATTCTAACAGCTTCAGAATGAACAATTTTAGCTTGATCTTTTTTTGTTGCTGCTGTATAAACTTCAGCACCAGATTCTTTATCTGCAATAAAAAGTTTCAAACCAATAGCTGCTGCAAGTGTTGATTTTCCGTTTTTCCTTCCAACTGAAATAAAAACAACTCTATGCTTTCTTGTTCCATCAGAATATCTTTTCCATCCAAATATATTTGCAACAATAAATGCTTGCCAAGGTTCTAGTTCAATATTTTGTTTAGCCCAAACACCCTTTGAATGTTTCAAGCATTCTATAAACTTAATTGCAAATTCTGCTTCTTTAACATCAAAAAAGTATTTGTCCTTGAAGGACTTAAAATTTTTCACAGCTTGTAAAACATTTCTACAGACCTTAATTTTACCTTCAAGAACATCATCACAATATTTTTTAACTTTGTACAGTGGATTCTTCATGACTATCTAGCAAATCCAACATATCATCTTGTTCTACAGCATTAAGTTCCTTCAATTTCTCTTCACGCAACTTGCTATTTCTTGCAATTGAAAATTTATTTCTTGATAATGGGCATAATCCAAATTGTTTAATAAATTGCATAATCCTATTAAACAAATCACAACTTACTTTATATAATGGATTTATTTTACGTTCACCTTTTTCTGTCTCATAATACAGACCTTCCTTTTCAAGCCTTTTCTTAACTTCATAATATTCACTAATTGTTTTACAGAATAATCTTAAAGCAAAAGCATCACATTCATCAGCAATATAATTATCTCCAAGATGTTTTGACAAAAAATCCCATATTTGCTCTTCAACTGGAGTTAATCCAGCAGGTTTTTCCAAATAAACCTTTTTAAGCTCAATCCTACTTACAGCAGTAAGATCAATTTTAATGTTTCCTCTATGATATCTTTTTTTGGTAAAAGCCGACTGTGTCATTCTACAAATACCTCCACATCAAATGCAAAATAAGACAAACTTGATTTTGTGAAGAAAAATACCATTTTATAATAACCTTTTTCGTTAAATGATGTTACATATTGAAAATTATAGCCAATATTATCAACTGTCCAAGAACTATCTAGTTTAGGAAAATCAAAGACAACTTCAGAAACATTTAAATTTAATGTTGCATATAATTTGTTATCCTTATAAACACTGCATGATAATGCTGTAACACCATTTTGTTTTATCAAATTCCCTTCATAATCTCTCAATTGTGCTTTAACTGCAAAATATTTTCCAGCATAAGCTTTTATTTGTCTTTCATATTTTGGTTGAAATTTAACAATATTGCCTAACGTGACCATTTAACACCCCCATCATAATATTTCTGAATATAATTATCTATTCTATTTAATGCTCTAGAATAAGCTTCTCTGTCTTCTGATGGATTGCATTCAATTGCTCTATCATCAATATAGGCAACAGCTTCAGATTTCCCATAACCATAATAAATTTCATCATATTCTAAGTTATTCTTATCCAAATATTCCTTAATATCATCAGCAAGTGTTGGATCAACATGAACCCTTGCAGAATAAATTACAACAAAACATTTCTTTTTTAATTCTGCTAAAAATTCTCTTGCTCCTGGAATGACAGGTCCAAATCTATAAGGACCCATACTTATATCATGATAGCATATTACATTATCGAAGTCAACACAAACTCTAGGTTTCATTGCTTTTCCCTCAACACGACCAAGCTCAGCTGAAATGGCCGTTGCTTGCGGAATTTTGGGCCTTGCTTGCATTCTTTTCATTTTTAAGGGTCCTAGGCCTGTTTTGCCTTCAAACGCAACAGAAACGATTTTAGGGCTATTTCTGGAGCTCACCACCAACTGGAGGGGTAATTAGTCTGTCTCTTTTATTTAATTCTTTTATTGTTTTCCGAGAATGGCAACTTTTGCATAATGCTCTAAGATTTGTAGGGTCATTTGTACCACCATTCGCAATAGGAATAATATGATCAATTTCAGAAGCCATTACATATTTGCCTTTTGACAAACAGATTTGACAAAGATAATTATCTCTTTCTAGAATAAACTGGCGGATTGTTCTCCAATATTTGCTGCTGTAGAATTTGTTTGGCTTTTTCTTGGCTTTCCGTTCCCGTTCTTCCCTTTCAATAATTTGTTTGCACTTTTCACAATATCTTTCTGTTGTTATAACATAATTACATCTTGCACAAAGTCTTTGTGTTTCAGACATCTCGGTGTTTCTCCACTAATCTTTCAACCACTACTATAAGCCTTTCTAGTCTTTCTGAAAAACACGCTAATTTTTCAGCATTTTGCTCAAATTTAACTGAAAGGCTTAACATTAATGATATGAATGTTTTAATAAAATAAAGCTGCATTACAAGTAATATTACAGCAAAAGCTCCAAATCCAAGTTGGAGTACTGGGGAAAATATATCTGTCATATCAAACCAAAGTCCTTTTCTTCTTTAATTTCTTCGTCAAAATCATAGAAAGCTACTAGTTCTACATAAGGGTTTCTTATTTCACTTTCTAAATCTTTTGCAGAATACCATGCACCACCAGGATATTCTCCATATGGAGTGTTTAGATTATGTGAATTTCCCCAGCTATTTAATCTATAAAAGTATAATGATCCTTGTATTTCTTTTCTTGCAACAAAACACATTTCATGATACCAAACAGTACTTCTTTTATAAACAAAATGTCCTTTTTCTTGGACTATCCTAAATCCCCAAGTTGATCCAATTATTGGCATTAATCCAGCAACTATTGCATGATCAACTTCTTCAACAGTTTTAAGGATAACGTATTGTGTTTTGTTATTGCTAGCAACTGGGAGAAATTTTTTATATGGGGCCTTTTCTAAATCTACATATTTTCTGTTTCCCCATTCTCTAGCTAAATCTCCTGAATATGAAGGACATCCTTCATCTGTTTCAAAAAGTGTTCCGTATTTGTTTTGTGCTGCCGCTACTGCTGCACCATAACTTCCATCACCAGGCATTCCACCAATTATTTGATTTCTGCTTAAAGCATAAAGATATGGGGCAAAAACTGGTTCAAATTTTCTTTCTTTTCCGGCAATAACTATATCAAAGATTTGTTGTTTTTCACAACTTTGTTTTCTTGCTGCTGCAACACAATCACCAATTTCTTGCCGGAAGGTTGGTCTTATATTGCCAAACAACTGCCTTTCACAATCCCAAATTGGTTTATAAATCTCTAAATATCTTTCTTTTGGTG